GAGAAGCGGGTGCCGTCCGGGGCGGGCCGGCTAGAGGCCGAGCCGTGGCGGGCCCCGCTCCAGTCGCAGCCGGGAGTGTCGCCGTCGAGGTAGGCCGTCGCCAGCGCGCCTTCCTCCAGTTGCACCGAATCGACCTGAACATCGAACGTGTCTTCGCTCACGTTGGAGGAGAACTGGACGTTGACCTTCGCGTACGCCGACCCCGCGGGCGCGACCTGGCCGTTAAGCACCAGGCGGGCAGGGCCGACTGCGGTCTGGAAGGCCGACACCGCGCTGATGCCGTTCCCGGCCAGCGCCGCCGTCATCCATTCGATGTAGATCCGCACCCCTTTGGAGGGCGGGTCGATGATGTTGATCGGCACCGACAGGGAGTAGGCGCGGCCGGCGACCACGGGGGAATAGTTAGCTGCAGCGAAGCCCGTCACCAGGTAGGCCAGGCGTTCGGTGACAGTCGCGTCCTTGGTGCCCTGCATTCGCGCCACGTAGTCGCCGCCACCGATCCCCAACCCCGCCCCGTAGAAGGCCTGCGAGGCGACGCGGGTGAGGGTGCCAGCTGCCCAGCTGGTGAAGGAGCTCGCCCAGCCCGTCGTACCAAGCTCGAAGCTGGGGTTGGGGACCAGGTTGGTGGCCGCGGGGTCTTCGGGCTCGAACAGCCGCATCTTGATCGGGATCATCCGGTTGGCCCACTTGGTGTTCACCACCCCTTCGCCTTCGGTGTCGGAGCTGCCCGACCGCACTACCTCCGGTTTGGGCGGCGGGTAGTCGTGGCTCAGCAGGTAGATGCCCCAATGAGGGTCAAGGCCCACGATGTCGAGGGGCGCGAGGGTGGGGTCCTCGGTGACCGGGTTGAGGGTCACGCGCTCGGGCTTCATCGGCCCCTCCCGCCCTGCGTGAAGCGGGCCTTGCGCCCCGCCGTGCTGGGGGTGGCGCGGGCAACGCCGACGGTGCGGCCGGTGCGCTGGTCGCGCACCTCCAGGCGGGCGTCGATGTGGCCCTCAAGGGTCTCGGCTGCGCCGCTCAGGTGGATGTGTGGCTCCAGGACCGTCACCCCTCGATCCTGCCCTGCTTCGTCGGCGGAAAGAACTTCCTCGCCTTTGTGGCCGAGGTAGAAGCCGGTCTCCGGCAGGACACCGCCAGTTTCGTAGGCGCCCAGGTAGCTCTTGAGGACCGGCGACTGCGCCAGCGCCACCAGGCGGTCGCGTTTCAGCTGGGCGTTTTCGGCTTCGAGCAGTTCTTCGCGTTCGCGGTTGGCGTCATTGCTGCCGCCACTGCCCCCGCCGAGCCCCGACACCGCCTGGTTGATCTTCAACCCGAGTTCTTCGATGGTGCCCTGCACGTCCCAAATGGACCCGCCGAACTGGCCCGCGGTGCGCTTGCCCGGAAGGGGCCGCATCGGCGAGTGCTGGTCGGGCCAGTGGGTTCCCTGAATCCCGATCAGCATGTCCTCGATCGAGCCCGACCCCGGCATGGGCGCAGCTGGCGGTTCGAGCGGGTCTTTGCGGCCGGGGTAGAAGGCATCGCGCGCTTCGCCCAGCGTTTTCCTGGTTTCGCGGTCGCGGAACCGCAGCACCGGCAGCCGCGAGCGGCCTTCGTGGTCCTTTTTGACCTCGGCCTTGATCCAGTCGGGGAAGTCCGCTTTGGGGTGTTTGCGCTTCCAGGCTTCTTTGTCCTTGGTCACCTTGGTGGTGAAGCGGTTGATGTCCTCGATCTCGTTGTCGACCTGGCGGGCTTCCTTTTCAAAGCCGGTCTCCAGGCGCCCCGCCGTCGACTCACCGACCAGCGTGATTTCGCGCCAGCCGGCCAGCACGTCGAGGACGTTGCCCCACGCCGGCCGCTCCCGCTGTTCGACGTAAGCGGAGAAGGTGTCGACGTACTGCTTTTCTGCAGCTGCCCGTTCGGCTTCGGTGGCGTCGGCTTTCAGTTCGGGCTGCTGCGGCTCCAGGTCGACGATCTGGCCGGCAGTCTGTTCGGAGATGGTGTAGGCCCGTTCGGCTTCTTCCATCCTGCGCTCCAGGCCGGTGATCTTCCCCAGCTTTTTCTGCAGCCGCCGCGCCGCTTTCTTCTCGGCGGCCTTGCGGCGCAGCAGCGACCGGGCGTGGCGCAGTTTGGTCAGGAAGCCTTCGATGGCGGCGACGTTCTTTTCGAGCGCGTGCTGCAGCTTCGGTTTGCCCTTGGCCGCCTTGGCGGCGTGACGGTAGGTACCGAGCTTGGCGCCCCACTGGCCGATCAGCTTCTCGACGCCGTGCAGGGTCTTCGGTATCGAGGGGAAGTCGATGCTGCCGGTCTGGGCGCCGTGGAAGACGGCGGGCACGTCTTCGGCTTTGGCGCCGGCCGCCCCTTCGGCGGGCCGCACCCATGCCGTCCCCTTGCTGTTACCGCTGAGCCCGACATCGGGCCAGGCGAGGTGGTGAATGTCGATTGCGTAGAAGGGTTCGCTGGCCTGCCCGGAACCGCGGTCGCGCTTGTAGAGGGTGCCGGTCTTGTTGACTTTGACTTCCAGGGGGTACTCCATCGGCAGCTCGCCGCTGCGGCCCAGCGCTTTGCCGAGGTAGTTGCCGCCCACGTTGGCCCCGGCCGTCCCAAGCTCGGCGTAGCCGTGCCCCTTCATCAGGTCGCCGCCAGCGCCGGGGCCGTCCACGTCGTAGGTGGTGTAGCCGACCTTGGCCCACCCCCCGCGAGCGAACCCCTTGGCCGGTTTCTGCCCCTTGCCGGCGCGGGCCGAGGTCGGGATGCCTTCGGCGCCTTCGCCCATCAGGTCGACGTGGGTGATGTTGAAGCCGGGGCGGTAGGTGTAGCCGTTGATCCACCCGAAGCCGCCGCCAGGGTTCTCGCCGCTGGTGCCGATAGCCCGGTTGCCGACCACGCTGTAGACGTGTTCGGCGTTGGAGAGGATCGAGACCGTGCCCTTGCCGGGGCTGCCGAAGCCGGAGAAGCCCGAGGAGACCATCGGGGTGAGTTCTTTCCAGCCCGCCCCGGCGAACAGCTCCGTGGTGCCGCCAGAGCAATCCCAGGGCCCGTTCCTGGAGGGCGTCGAGCCGTGCCCCCCGCCCCACAGGTAGGGCTGGTGCAGGGCGTCCATGCGGTTGCCGTTGTTTTCGATCCCTTTGAGGGTTTTGTCGCCGCCGACGCTGCGGACGTAGCGGCGCGCGGCCTCGGTGACCTGGTGGATGGCGTGTTGGCCGCCTTCGCGGAGCGGGTTGGGGCCCGTCATCCGGGGTTCGACGATCCCGCCGCGGGCGCGGGCCTCGTAGTGGGCCCGGTTCTGCCGGTTGAAGAAGTGCTCCAGGTTGCCGTCCCCGAAGACGTGGCGCACGGCGAAGTCGAGGTCGGCCCGCTGGTGCTGAGTCAGGAAGGCGATGTCCTCCCCCGGCGCCGCCATCACCGGGGCGCCCATCACGTTCAGCGGCACCGTGTCCTGGTTGCCGGCGCCGGGGATGCGGACCAGGCCGCCCGTCGCTTTCTTCTGCGGCGAGGTGACCCCGAAGCTGATCTGCTTGACGTGGAGGTTGGTCAGCGCCGTGTTGGTGGAGGTTTCGACCTGGCCGAAGGCTTTGTGGGTGGCGTTGGCGAAGCCCCACACGTCGGTTTTGCCGCGGTTCAGCTGACGGGTGAGTTCGGTCTGGAAGGGACCGAGGACGCCTTTGGTCTTTTCGTAGGCACCGCGCACCCGCGACAGGTGGTTCTCCGACCCCTTGGTGAAGCCGAAGACCGCTTCGGCCATTTCGTGATAGTGCTGCGGCACCGTCTTGCCCTGGTTGGCGACGGTGTTGAACAGTTCCAGCTGCGTCGTTTTGGCGTGTTCGAGGCTCTTGGCGAACTTCGGCCCGATCAGCCGGTTGGCGTCGGAGAGGACTTCGTTGCGCCGCTTTTCTGCCTTGCTCAGCGATTCGGTGTTGTCGGTCATTTCCCGGTTCCACTTCCGCCGTTCCTTTTCGGTGGAGCCGTTGTCGACCATCTGTTTGGCCTGCTTGCGCAGCTGTTCCCGCTCGTCCTTGAGGACGCTGATCCGGTGGCGGGTTTCGAGCACCGAGGTCCGCAGGATCGGCATCTGCAGTTTGCGTTCGTAGCCCTGCAGGCGTTCGGCGTTCTTGACCGCCTGGCTCGCCTTGGCGTTCTTGTGCTTCGCTTCGGCCAGGGCGAGTTCGGCGTGGAGGACGGGGATGGTGCCGGCCTTGTGGTTGCGCTGCACCTGCTCCAGGTTCTTTTCGGCCTGACGTACACGCTGGCTCGCCTGCTGCTGGCGGTGCTTGGCGGCCACCAGGCGGTCGTTGGAGGCGGCGAGGCTGTGGGCTGCTTCGCGCTCGTTCTTCATGGCGTCGGCCACACCCTTGGCGCTGGACTGCAGCCGCTTCTGCAGGGGCCCGATCTTCTTCTCGGAGTCGAACAGGCCGCCGATCATCGGCCCCAGGAACGACCCCAGACCGCCACCGACCGCGGCGCCCATGACGGTGCCGATGCCGGGGAGGAACGAGCCGGCGATCCCCCCGATCAGCGCCCCGCCGATGGCGCCGCCCGTCTTCTCCATCGCCCCCTTGGAGTCGCCCCCAATGACTGAGCTCAGGATGTTGATGATCCCCGCGCCGGCAGCCGCAATTGGGATTGCTTTCGCAAGCCCCCCCATCACCGTGGTCGCCACGTCGCCGCCCACCATCGACAGGGCTGCCCCGCGCTCCCCGCTCATCGTCAGGGCGGCGCTGATCTCGCCGACGATGTTCAGCCCCGCCAGGGTCTTGATCCCCGTCCCGAGAAGGCCCAGCATTTTGACCAGGTTGCCGCCCACGTACAGGACGGGGCCCAACGCGGCGCCGAGGGCGACGATCTTGATCGTCGTCGATTGCACCCCTGGCGGCAGCTCCATGAACCAGTGAACGGCGCCCATCGCGTCGGTCGCCAGGCTGCGTATCTCGGGAATGAGTTTTTTGCCGATTTCGATGCCGAGCTTCCCGGCTTCGGCCTTCAACTCGTTCCACTGGTAGGCGAGCGATTTCTGTTGCTCGTGCAGCACCTTGGCGGTGGCGCCCGAGTCGGACTGGAAGCCGCGCAGGTCTTTGGCCGCGCCCTTGGCGGCGTCCCCGGTGAGACCGAAGACGGCGCGCATCGCGCGCACGTTGGGGAACAGCTTGCCGATGGCTTCTTTGTTGCCGTGGACCGCGCCGGTCACTTTTTCGAGCGCGCCCTGGAAGCCGAGCTGGTGGATCAGCTGCTCGGAGGTTTTGTAGCCGAGTTCGTCCAGCAGCGACCCCATCGCTTTCGACGGCTTGATGAAGGCCGTCAGGGCGGCGTTGATGTTCGTCACCGCGTTGGAGCTGGACTGCCCCTCCTTGGTCAGGGTGGAGATCGACGCGCCGACCTGTTTGAGGTCCACCCCCATCGTCGCGGCGGCCGGCAGGACGTAGCCGATGGTCGACGCGAGTTCGTCGAAGGTGACGACGCCGAGGTTGACGGTCTGGAACAGGTCGTCGGTGATCGACTTCGCTTTGCTCGCCGGCAGGTGGTAGGCGTTCAGCGCCGCGGCGACGGCTTTGGTTGACACTTCGGTCGTGGTCAGCCCCGCGGTGGCGCCTTTCGCGGAGGCCTCCAGGACCGTGATCGCATCGCCGGCTTTGAAGCCCGACGACACCAGGTCGTACAGGCCCTCGCTGAGGGTGATCGGGGCCTGCGCCGTTTTGCCGGCCAGGTTGAGGACTTGGTTTTCGAGCCTGTGGAAGGTCGGCTCGGGCAGCTGCGCAATGGAGTTGACGTTGCGCATCGACTTTTCAAAGTCGATTGCCATCTTGCCGGTGACGGCACCAATGGCGAGGATCGGGAGCGTCAGCCCCCTGCTGAGTTTCTTGCCGGTGCCGACCGCCGTGGCGCCGGCCGCGGTCCACTTCTGAGAGGTCGACGTGGCGGCCCTGGCGCTCGCCGCCTCGGCGCCTTTGGCCGACGCCGACATCTCGCGGTTGGCGGCGGTGACTTTGGCGGCGCCGGCCTCGGTCTGACCGACGCCCACCATCTCGACTTTGATTACAAACCGCTCACCGGGCACTGGCAGCTGGTCCCTCCTGACCTACCCTTCCTCCTCCGGTAGGTCGTTCACCCACCCCGGCGCTGCCTCACCGACGCGGTTTACGTGGATTGGTATTTCCTCACTCTTTTTCTTCTTCCGACGGGCCTCCCACTCGGCCAACTGGTTCAGCAACAGGGCTTCGACTTCGAGCGGTGGGCGCTCCTGGACCGCCTCCTCGAGAGTGACGCCGGCCCGGTTCAGCAGGACGATGGCCTCCCCGAGGGTGAGCCTGATCGGCTCGTCCCCGTCCTCGCGGTCCACCTCCCATACGACCTGCTCCAGGTCCGGCCGGCGTAGGTAGGGCGCCCATAGCTCGTCGTCGAAGAGTGGTCGGCCGTCTAAGGGCGCAGGGCCCCCATGATCCGCGCCAGGGTTTCCTGAATCTGCCCCCTGGTGATCGCGCCGGTCAGGTAGCCGGGGCGCGGTTCGCGCGGCGGGTCGGCGTCGGGGTCGCCGGTGTCGCCCAGCATCACCTCGCTCGGCACCGTCGTCACCGCGCCCTGGTTGCGGTTGGCGTTGGTCGGCTCCAGCACAACGTCGAGCTGGCGCAGTTCGGCTTCGGCGAAGTCGAGCGGGCGGGAGTCGGGGTTTTCTTCGATCTCCGCGTTCTCGCGGCGGATGTCGTGCAGTTCTTCCTCGATCTGCAGCGTCATGGGCTTGAGGGCGAACTCGACCAGCTGACCCTCGGGCCCAAGTTCGACCCGGATGCCGGGGTCGCGCTTCGGGAGCTTGATTCGTTGTGCCACTTCGTTTCCTCCGTTCGTGTGTCTTCGTTGGGCGGCCGGGGGCCCTGCAGCTGCAGGGTGCTCCCCGGCCTGGTGCTGACTTATTCGGTGTAGCTTTTCGTCCCGTTGACCAGGACCGCTTCAAAGTCGGATTTCCCGGCTTCGGTGGTCCCGGCCTGCCAGTCGAAGGTGCCTTCGTGGCGGGCCTGCTGTTTCAGGTTCTCGACCGAGCCGCCGCTGTACTGCGCGCCGCTGGTGATAACCCACAGGCCGAAGGGGTAGGCCCCGCCTTCGACTTCTGGAATCGCCTGCTCGGACTGCATTTTGAAGTTCAGCCCGAAGACCGACGCTTCGATCAGCGCGTCCCAATCGGCCGCGTCGAAGTCGCGCCGCGCCAGCGAACCCTGCAGCCGCAGGAAGCCCTCTGGCGAGTTCGCCCGTTCGGTGGCCTGCGGCCAGCCCGACATCGACCCCATCGTCCGCACCGCCTCAAGCGACTGCTCCATCGAGAAGTCGATGCTGTTCAGCAGGGCGGTGGTCGCCAGGGACGGCGTGGTGAGTTCGACGTTGCGGCGGCGGAAGGGCAGCACCGAGAGGGCATCGCCTTTCACTTCGTCCGCGGGGTCGACGGTGAGCCGGGACAGGTAGTTCGCCATCAGCGACCCGGTGATTTTCACCCCGTCGTCGGCCATAGCGAAGGCCAGGCTGGGAACGGTGAGCCCGCGGGCCCGCAGCCATTTGTCGTAGTAGGCGAGGGTCGCCCGCGCGCTGCGCGGGAGGCTCCCCGACTTCTTCGTGAAGGTGTGTTTGAAGGCTTTTTTGGGGATCGGCGTACCGGCCGGGTCTTTGACCGTGGTGCCGTTGCCTTCTTCGGTGGTGACTTCCCCGAACAGCAGGTAGAGCAAGACGCCGAGGATGTTGGCGTAGCCGCGGATCACCACCGACCCGGTGGGCGCGTAGTCGTTCTTGGCCCCGACTACCCGGCCGTCGATCTGGCGGATCTCGTCCGAGCGGTCAAGCAGGGAAGGGTTGGGCGCCAGGCCCATTTCGGTGGCGGGCAGGAAGAATTTCGAGGCGTTGACTTCGCCTTCGACTTTCTCGGAGCCCTGAGCCGCCGCTTTCTCGATCTCCAATTTGGCGTATCGCTGTTTCACCGTTGGTCCTCCTTAGACGCTTTCCTCGATCTCAACCGAGCATTTGCAGGTGTGGATCAGGAGCGCCTGACCCTGCTCCGGGCTCATTATGTTCGTCGTCCCGGAGGGCATAGCGGAGTCGACGGCGAGGCCGCCAAGGGATTTGTCGCTCTCCAGCGCCGCGACGATCCGCGGCACCAGCTGATTCGTGCGCCGCTGCGCGGCCTCCTCATCGCTCACCAGGTCGACCCATAGGCGAACGTCGAAGTTCAGTACCCACTCGCGCCCGCCGAGCGGGTCGCGGATTCGCTCGCCCTGGCCCTGCACGTTGGGGGTCTCCAGATCGGCGCGCCCGAAGCCGGCGAACATCATGGTCAGCAGCGGCGTCGTCGGGGCGGCCATCGGCTCGTAGGTCAGCACCTTCTGCAGGGCTTCCACGTCTTCGTTGTCGACCAGCGGCTCCCACGCGGCGGCCAGCGCGGCAAGGGTTTCCAGTATCAGGTCGTCGGGGCGCGGCATGGTCAGGCCTTGAAGGCGGCGGTCAGGTTAGCGGCCAGCATCGTCGACAACGCGCCGTCGCGCTCGAACTCCTCCATCGCGCCGCGGGCGTAGCGCTTCTCCCTGATCGTGACCTCTTTGGTTTTCCGCCATTCGCCGTTCGGCAGCTGGAAGACCAGCCATTCCTTCCGCTTGGCCTTGATCTTGCCGCCGTACTCATGGATGGCGGCGTAGACCGGCGAGTTGTAGCCGAGCACGAACCCGCCCCCGCTCAGCACCGGCACCAGGAACGAGCGCGACAGGCGTTTCGTGCCGGGGGTTTCCTTGAAGGCCTCGACCGCCTCGGCGATCTTGCGGCCCAGCAGGAACGCGCCCTGCAGGACTGAGCGGTAGATCACCGGCCGGATGTCGACCGCCAGGCGCTCGAAGGCGCGCTCGGCGCCCCCCCCGGTGGTGACGCGCAGCTGCGTCATACCGCCGACACCGAGGCCCGTTTGGAGGCCTCGCCTTCCAGCAGCTCGCGCACGTCCTCGGGCATGGCGATCTTCGCCGTCACTTTGGCCGATTCGGAGAAGAAGGCCTGGTCGCGCTTGTGGATGTTCTGCAGCCACATGAGCACCGCCAGCTTCACGTTCGCCGGCACCGTTTCGAGGTTGGGCCCGTAGCCGAACTTGGCGGTGACGCGGACGTAGGTGCGCGATTCCATTTCGGCGCGCACCTGGTTGGGCCAGGGCGTCGAGGAGGGCATCGACTGCGGGCTGGCGTGGAGCCCCAGCAAGCCCCAGCCGGTCCCGATGGCCGGCAGCAGCGCCGGCTCCAGAAAGCGGACCCGTTCAGCGACGGGCTCGCCCAGCGGCTCGGTGATGTAGGAGTCGGGTTCGACCACCACCCAGCTGGCGGCGTCGTTGGGGGTGGCGGTTGCCTCGATCAGGCTCAGCTCGCGGCAGTTGTCGATCAGCAGCTCGCGGACGCTGTTGGTGTTCAGCTCGTACAGGCGCTCCGCTTTGCCGTCGCCGGCCACCGGGTTGATGTAGGTCTGCCCGGTGTGCTGCAGGACGCGCCGGGACAAACCGCCGATCACCTGCTCAAGCAAGGCGGTCGTCGGTTTGTCCTGCGCGCCTACCTGGAGGTAGGTGCGGGCCTCGGCAGCCGAGACCAGAGCGTCGGCGTCGAGCGCCACCTACTCCTCCCGCACCTGCCCGCGGCCACGCCGCAGAGCGCCCCAGCCCCCAGCCTCGTCCTGGCGGGACTGCAGCCCCTTGCGGTGCTCGTCGTGGGCGGCGATTTCCTCCTCCCGCCGTTTGGCGTCCGCCTCCTGGCGTTCCTTGGCCTCGGCCTCGGTCAGCTCGCGGGAGTGGATACGGCGGGTGCCCTGCCGCTCAGCGCGGTGGGGCGGGCGCTTGCGGTCGAGCGGCGCGTCCTCGGTCGGAGTGACCGCTTTCTTAGGAGCGTCGGTCTTGCGCTGGCGCCGCGTTTTGGTTTTGGCCTTGGCGCCCTTGCTGGACGCTTTGGCTTTTTTTGAACCACCCCCCCCGCCCTTGTTACGGGAGGGGGAGGTGGCCTTGTTGCGGGTCGGCTGCTTAGCCATCGAGCATCAGCCCCTTTCTGGCTATTCGACCGGAGAGGGTTTGATGCCCTCGACCTTCACGAACGATTTGGGGCGCACGACGATGAAGCCCATGCGCTCCTCCCCGCGGAAGGAGGTCTCGTTGGTTTTGAACCCGACCGAGGTGTCGACGTCGATGCGGAAGGGAGAGCGCCGCAGCACGATCCCGTCCATGTAGTTGCCGACGACCACGCTGGTTTCGTCTTCCCCGGCGCCTTCGTCGAGCGGCACGTAGCTCGACCAGGTGACCGGCAGGCCCATGATCCGGGCGGGCGGCTGCTCGGCCGGCGCGCCGGTACCCCCGGAGTTGCCACCGGGCGAGTAGAGGAAGCCGATGTTGTCCTCGAAGGCGAGGGCGATATCGGTCCACACCGCGGGGTTCATGCCAACGTCGGTCGGCTCCATGAACCCGTTGATCCGCACCTGCTGAGCACCCCGGAAGATCGAGGTGATGAGCCGCCGCCCGAGGGTGGCTTTTTCGGTCGCGTCGAGGGCGCGGGTCGGGATTTCTTCGTTCGCCCACAGGCCGAGCGGTTCGCCAACCCCGTCACCGGAGATAACGTCGCGCTCCTCCTGTGCCCCGGTCGCGGACCCCAGCTCGGTGGACACCCAGCCGCGGGCGGCGGGGAAGTCTTCAAGCAGCGGGTTCGGGATGTCGGAGACCCCGGCGATGGTGAAGACGCGCGCCACCTCCAGGTCGAACGTCGGTTCGCTTTCCGGCTTTTTTTCGCGGTCTTTGACGTGACCGACCGTCAGGCCCGATTTCCAGACCGGGAACTCGACCGACGGCGCCGTGGTGCGAATCTCGCGGAACAGGTTGACGATCTTCGCCTGGGCCCGCAGGAACGGCAGCGCCTGCTGGATGTCGGGGAGGATCAGGTCGACTTCTTCCAGTTCGCCGGCCGCCCATGCCTTCAAGCGGTCGGGCGACTCGAACTTCTCGCGGTACTCGGCCACCCGGTCCTGAGCGTCGCGGTCACCCTTGACCGCCAGCTTCATGTCGAGGAACAGGTTGTCGCCGTCGTAGCGGTCCTCCTTGGCGACGAGGCCGGGGCCGCTGGCCTTGGCGGTGCCGGCAGGCCGGCGCCCGAAGGCCTTCATCTGCTCGCCGAACTCGGCCAGCTTCTCTTCGATGTTCCGCTCGAAGTCCTTCATCTCGCCGGACTTCTGCTTGGCCGCCAGGCCGATCAGGGTGTCGACCTGCTCGCCGATCTCCTTCTCCCGGCGCTGGACCTCCTCCTTGTCCTCGCCCTTCTTGCCCTTCATCTCAGCGAGGCGGTCGACCAGCTGGGAGCGCAGCTGCTCGGCTTTCTCCCCGACCTCCTTGAGTTCCTTTTTCTCGCCGTCGGTCAGGTCGTCGAGCACGGCAACGTCGCCGTCGGTGGACCCGTCGGCACCGCTGATCGGGAACGCGAACATCCGGGCGTAGCGCTCCTTGGTGAGCGCGGCCCATGCAGCGGAGAAGCCCACCTTGCGGAGGGCGTTGAAGACGCCGCGCAGTCGCCAGGCGCGTTTCGACGGGGTGCGCAAGCTGCGCTTGCTGATCCCCTCGCGGCCCTGGCCGCTGGCGCCGAGGTAGGCCCACAGAGCGAGTGGGAAGTGGACGGGCTGGTGTGCGGCTGCCTTGGCGACGGTGGCCGGCGCGGTGACCAGGCGCTTGGCGCGGCCCGGTTCAAGCGCAAGCCACACGGCAAGCAGCGCGAAAACCGCCAGGGCTACAGCCGCGGCGGCGAGCGGGGTGAACATCGAACTAGTCCTCCTTGGTTTTGTCTTCAAGGGCCTGGAGTGCTGCCAGGCCCCCCCGGTGTTCGGCCGCCTCAATCAGCTTGGCGTGAACCGCCTTCGCCGCGGCGCTGCCGGGGATTGCGACATCCAGGAGGGCAGCGAGACGAGCAAGCGAATCGGAGTCTAGGGAGTCTCGTCGGTCGGACTTGGCGAAGTGACCTTCGAGGAGGTGGATCAGGGTCTTGGCGTGGCGCTCGAAGCGGGCGACGTTCTCGGCGTTGCGGGTGCCCAGCTCCTTGACCGTGCTGATGGTCGCCAGCTCGTTGGCCGGGAAGGTGACGGGGCTCCACTCGAACAGCTCGATGTCCTTGAGGAGCCAGGCTTCAAGGTCGCCGTCGTAGTCCTCCTCCATGACGTTGTAACCGATAGACAGCCCGGTGATTACGCCGTCGAGCAACAGCGGCACCACCGTCTTGGTCACCAGGTCGGTGTTCGTCAGGGCCCCGATCACCGCCAGACCGAAGTCGTCTTCGGTGGCAACCTCCTGCTTGCCGATCGGTTCGCGGGGGTTGTGCTGGTAGAGCACCTTCACGTCGGGCCGCTCGCGCAGCGACCGCTCGAAGGCCCCCGGCATGATGATGTCGCCGTAGGAGTCGCGGTTGCCGAAGACGGCGGCGTAGCCTTCGATCCGGCGCTTGCCGTCGGCGGCGGGCTCCTCCAGCTTGAGCCCGCTCAGCGGGAAGACCGACTTGGCCTCGCGGGGCTTCTCCCTGGTGGCGGCGTCGCGGGGCGCAGCTGGTGCGGCGGTCTCACTCATCGGTCTCTCCTTCGGCAGCTTGACGTGGAACTAGGACGCTTCGAGAACAGGCAGCCCGATCCTGGTGCAGTTGGGGTGCCCCAGCGGGTTGGCTTCGTATTCAGCGAGGGTCCACCGCGAGCCGTTGGCGAGCGCGCAGTCCTCGTCTTCGTCGCCGTCGGCAATGTCGACGTGCGTAATGGCAGCGTCCCGCATGAGCTTCGCGCTGCTGACGTTGAAGGTGTAGGCAGCCTCGGTGCGGGCGATCCGCTCGCCCTGCCAGGTCTTGTACTCCTCGTAGACACCCTTGATGCCCTTGATGGTCACGTCGCCCTCGCCGGCGATGCCCGAGGTGTAGGTGCCGCCCTCGGCGATCTGCCGGTAGGTGAGACCGTGCTGCAGGCCTTCGCGCACCTGGCCCAGCACCTCGTCCTTGACCCGGCCGGTGACCGACCCGATCCCGTCGGGGCGGTTGGCGACCTGCTTCACCGTTTCGTCGATCAGGCCCTCGCTCGGGGTGTGCTCCCCGAGGGCCTGCGCGGTGATCTCGAAGCTGGCTTCGGTGAGCGCCAGCTGCATGGCCTCGACGACTTCGTGGAAGCGGGCGTCGTTTTCGTCCCACCCATACTCGAGCAAGGCCCGCTCGACCTCGCTGGCCTTGTCTTCTTCGCCTTCGACGATCTCCAGGATGTCGCGCTCCTGGGCGGCGAAGTGGGAGGTGATTTCGGTCTTGGCGCGCAGGGCGAAGCGCAGCTTGGCCTCAAGCGCCTGGCGCAGCCAGTCGGTGACGACCTCCTTGCCCTCCAGGGCGAACGGGCGGGCCTTGCCTTCGCCGGCCGGTGGCTGTTCGTGCAGCTGCGGTTCGGGCTCGGCCTGGTACAGGTCGTGGATCGGCCGCGATTTGGTGGGCCGCCAGAGCACGTCGGCGCCTTCTTCCTCATGCCGCTCCTTGCCGACCTGTTCGCGCGCTTCGTTGGGGGTGGCGATGCCGTCGTTGACTTCCTGGCCGGCGCGCTCAGCCCGCCAGCCTTCGGCCCGCGCCAGCGCCGGCACCTGCGACACGTCGAACCCGAACTCCTCGATGTCGGGGAAGAAGGGCAGCAGCGCCGCGTTCGTCCAGGCGGCGAAGTAGGCGAGCTTCGGGACCATCGTGATCTTCCAGAAGATCGGCTCGGCGTTCTCGAAGTTGGAGTAGGTGGCGCGCGTCATGTCGCCCACCAGGACGGGCGGCACCCCGAAGGCGGCGCATTCCTCCTCGCGGGCGACCCGGCGCCCCTCCGAGTACTCGATGTCGCGCTGGTTCTGGCCGACCAGGGTCACGTCGGGCTCGCCGCCGAAGATCGCGGCGCGGAAGGCGTTGTCGACGCCTTTGAAGTCGTCCCATGCCTCCCGGTTCAGCTTGCGCTGCTCCTCGTCGAGCTTGCCTTTGAAGCCGACGATCAGGTCGGGGCGCGCCGAGTTGCGGAAGAACTTGTGGTCGTAGCGGACCATGTAGTAGCTGCTGACGATGGCGTCCTTGGCCGCCCGCATCGGCGCCATCCCGTACAGGTCGTCGAAGGGGTTGGGCCAGCGGCCGGCGAGCACCACCGAGTTGCCACCCTCGCCCGACACCCGCGGTTCGTCGGGGTCGGCGGCGTCGTACTGGATCACGTTGACGGCGTTCATGTTGGGGTCGTAGACGTAGCCCTTGGGCCCGCCCTCCCCCGGTTTCACTTCGACCAGGTGGCTGCGCAGCGGGTAGAGCTCCGCGATCTGCTTGCCGTCCATTCCGGGCACGATCTCCCAGAACCAGTCGCCGGTTATCTCGCCCCACTGAATCGCCCACTCGAAGAACATCAGCGCCGGGTCGCGGCGCGACGGGCGGCGCAGCAGGTCGAGCAGGGGGTGTTCGTCGGTCCAGACCTTCCCGCGGCGCACCCGCATCCCCACCTGCGTCGAGCTGGTGGCGATCAGCCTGACGCAGCGGTTCGCCCACACCCGGTCGCGGAAGGCCTCGACGAACTCTTTGCGCGATTCCGGCGCGTAGCGCTGGCCGTAGGCGCCGGTCGCGCCCCAGCCCCGTTCGGCGTCGGAGGCGCGGGCGAAGGCCTTGCCGCTCAGCCGCTCCAGCAGCGCGCTACGCAACGTTGACCTCCTGCAGCGGCTTGCTCGGCAGCTGCCCTTCGGTGAACAGCGGCTCGATGATCGAGGGGTTCGCCCCGGCGAAGCGGAAGGTCAGCAGCTCGATACCAGCCGCCTCGAACTGCGCCGGGTCCAGCGCCGTCGTGGGACCGCTCAGGTAGGCGGTGCCGCCGACCGCCTTCACCAGGCGCACCAGCTTGGAAGTGAACGAGCCACCGCGGGCAGGGTAGTCGCTCTGTCGGAACTCGCGGGTGGGCAAGCCGAGGGTGCCGATCATCCACTCGACCAGCTCCAGGTTCAGGTCGATCAGCGGCCGGCCGGCCTCGGCCAGCGGCCCCGCCAGAATCTCGGCGAAGTAAGGGTCGAAGTGTTCGGCCGCCAGGAAGCGCTCGCGCAGCTGCCACACATGGTCGCCGGCCCAGCTGCCGGCGCCAATGGTCACGTCCTTGATCCGGGTCCGGTGGTTCTCGCGCTCGATTGGAACGGTCAGCCAGGTGCCGTCGCTCAGGCGGTTGCGGTTGACGAACCCCGGCGTGGTGAACGGGGCGTCGTCAAGCCACACCACCGCGTCGGCGTGGGCGAGCTTTGCGACGACGCTGACGCCGGGTAGGTACCCCGGCTGGTGCGCGGTGACGATCATGGGCGCGGATCAGGTCGAGGGCGCGAGGGTCGCTGAGCGCCGGGTAGGCCGAGAGGATTTCATGCAGCGACACCGGCATACGCCATCGCCACCCCTCCACCTATCGCAAGAGCGCAGGCGATCACCAGCTCGAACTGCAGCCCTGCTCGGTTGACGCGGGCGTTCTGACTACCCGCGCGCCGCCACTCCTCCCCGAGGGCGACCAGACCGACAACGGCGACTGCGATTCCAAGTCCAAGCAAGAGCATGAGGGTTCCCCTTCTTCGTGTGCTGCATTCGTCGAGGGGAACCGTAGGGCCCGAGCCGGACCCAAACGCATCGCGGCCCGCCAGGCAGGGCGGGCCGCGTCAGCATCGTTTCACGTAGAACGGCGATTCAGTAGGCCGCGCGCACCGCCAACAGCGCGAGCAGCGCCGTCACCAGGATGGTGAAGCCGAGCCCGATCAGCGAACACAGGAGGGCCCCGAAGGTGAGGCCCAGCAGCAGCGCCAGGGCGCCGGGGTAGGCCTTGATGTTGCCGATGCGTTCGAGCAAGCCGGGGCCCGCCACCCACGGCTTCCCGATGGCGGGGATGGTGTAGCCGTCCGGCTGCAGCTGCGCGTCGGCCGCCGCGACCGGCTCGGCTGCCACCGGGGCGGCGCCACGGTCCTCGGCCAGGCTGGTGAGTTCGCGCATGATGTCGCACTCCTCACACTCGCCGGGGGCGTGGACCGGCTTGGGCGCCGTCGGGTCGCCCACCTGCAGGGCCTCGACGTAGAGGCGACGACGCCGCGCCGGCCAGGCCGAGGGCGGCATACCCCGCGGGGCCTGCGGCGTTTTCCACATGTGCGGGTCGGCGTTCACTCTGCACCTCCCGCCTGCACCGCGGCGATGCCGATGCCGACGCTGATCCCGAAGGACAGCACCCCCGACATCACCCCGACCGCCTGCGTCTGCTGGACCTGCTCCTCGGTCGGCGGCGTTCCCGAGCGCAGCAGGTCGCGCCGGACCCGCTCGGTCTCGGCCGGGTCGACCATCGACTTGAGGGCGCGGTCGACCGCCTTGTTCTTGAGGCCCACCAGGGCGGTCGGGCAGACCGGAAGGTCTTCCGGCGCCAGGGCGACCGCCCGTTCCAGTTCGGGCGCGTGAAGGACGCGGCCGGGTACCGGCGCGCTGGTGGGCGGCAGCCCGTCCAGCGCCAGTTCGGCCCTGAGCCGCCGCATGGCGTCGAGGCAGACGATGAAGTCGTGGCCGCTCTCGGTCAGCTTCACGTCGTGGGCCTCGTAGCCCGCCCGCCGCAGGTCGTTCAGCAGGTCCAGTCGTTCGTCTACCTGCGCCCCGTTCATCGGCCGACCTCCGCGAGCGGGCAGCTGGGCGCGTGGCCGTCGTCGCCGTCGCTGCAGCTGCAGGCCGACGCTTCGGGGTCGAACTCGTCGACCCGCAGGCGCGCCACCTCCACGCGGTCGACGTAGACGCCGCGTTCGCCAAGGGCCAGAATCCAGCGGTCCCTCACCTCGGGGTCGCAATGCGCCAGGGCCAGCTCCCAGCTGGGCGGCGGCTTGCCTTCCATGTGGCGTTTGGTCTGCCAGAACAGGCTGTCCGGGTTGTGCGGCTCACCGGGCTGGTGGTCGACCGCGCACTCCTGGCAAACGTCGGGGGCGGGAGGCAACAGCGTCATGCTGCCGCTCGGCACCTTTCCTACTACGACGGGCTGGGCCATCGTGGCTCCTCTCTGTTGGGGGTTGCAACCCCCGAAGGCGGGGAGACAGGCGAACCTGCGTGACCGCCCCCGGGAGCGCGGGCAGCCTACCAGGGGCCCCTGCGGGTGTCCGCGATCCGAGCCACCTTCGCCGGGGACCAGGCGCGGGGGAAGTGGCGGGCGCACCAGGCCTCGGGCACCATGTCGCCGGCCGTGGTCCGGTAGCGCTGCGGCTTCTTCGTTTCGGGGTCGCAGGTGTAGAACTCGGCGGGCTCGCCGCAGTCGTAGCAGGTGCGCTTCATGCGGCCGGTGGGCTGGGGCCGCCCCAGCGGTCGACGATGGCGACCTGGCGGCCGTCGTTGTCGTACTTGGGCCCGAAGCGCGGACCAGCGTCCGCTTCGCGCCGCCGCCGCTCTTTGTCCTCCGGGCTGGGCGCCTGTCTCGCCGAGTCGACGTACTGCCGCATGGAGGCCTCGCCGAAGCGTTCGCGGTTGCGCTTGCGCGAGCGCTCGACTTGCTCGGGCGTCGGCATGGTCAGGCCGCCGCCGCCAGGTGGTCGACCAGCTGCTTGCCGATGTACTCGGCGTAGGCGGGCGGGATGGCCTGCGCGAGCTCAGGCTGGTGGTCGGTCCAGTCGATGCCGAGTGCGGCCGCGGCCTCGGCGCCGACCACCTTGCGGCCGCCGCCGCCAGGTTGGGTCCGGGTCCAGGCGCCGCCGTTGCCGTAGACGCCGACCACTTCCTCCTGCAGGTCGTGACGGCAGTCGGGCACCTGCAGCTTCCAGTTGGTCTCGAACAGCCGGTGGCGCCGGACCCGCAGCCCGAACATCGAGCCGCACAGGGTCACCGGGTCGACGAGCGGCGCCCCCGGCACGTTCTCGATCACGTAGGGCAGCCCGGTCGCCTTCAACAGCTCGCGGGTCGGCGACAGCAGGTCGGGGTGCGGATCGAACAGGGTGGGGCGCAGGTTGGTGTGGACGGCGTTGGCGACGGTGAAGCGCTTGCAGGGCGCCGAAGCGTGGGCGCTGGTGAAGTCGGCCAGCCGGTAGCCGCCCACCTCGGCGCCGCTCAGCAGCTCGTCGAGGGCCACCAGGGCGTCCATGCGGACGAACACGTCGCCGCAGTAGCGGGGCTGGTGGTTGACATCGACGCCGACCACGGTGAAGCCCGCCCGCTGCAGGCCGCGGGTGATCCCGCCGACCCCGCAGTACAGGTCGAGGGCGATCACGGCGCCACCGCTTTGCCGCCCTGCAGGCGCTTCACCAGGCCGCGCTTGGCGAGCCGCTTGAGCGCCGAGCTGCCGTCGGTCGAGGCGAAGGCGCAGCAGGACAGGCCGCCGCCCTTGTAGCGGTCGCCGGTCGCGCTCGGTTCGCGCAGCTTGCGGCTGCAGCTGTCGTTGCGCAGCTGGTGGACGATCACCCCCGCTTCGACGGGCCGGATGTAGCCCTGGCGGCGGATCACCTCCAGGATGCCCTGCTGCGCGGTGCTGAGCCCCGGCCCCGCGGTCGATGCGTTGCGGGCCTGCGCCGACGGCACCTCGCCGCCGTCGATGGTCAGCTGCGGCGGGCCTTCGCTCTCCAGCACGATGGGGCGGTGCTTGCTGGTCACGACGCCACCAGGTAGACGAGCAGCCCGACCTTGACCAGGAAGGCCGCCTCGAACAGGACCGCCGCCACCTTGGCGGTCGGGCTCAGCTGGCGCCAGCCCTCGACGGCGAAGGTGAACACGGCGCGGGTGCGGCTCATGCCGGCTCGTCCATGAGCGACATCAGCGCGTCGAAGGTCTCCTCGACGCTGGCGCCCAGCACCTCGGCGACCTGGCCGAAGTTGATCTCGCGCTGCTCGCCGCCGGCCGCGACCACCACGGCGAAGCAGGCGCGGGTCCGCAGGTCGGCGTCGGGGTGCTCCTCCAGCCACTTGAGCGACATCGACAGGCGGTCGCCTGGCGAGTTGCCGTCCTCGATCTCTTGCATGGGGTTCCTTCCTGGTCGGGGTGCTACGGATTGCGCCGCCAACTCTCGCGCAAACGGCGGCGGCGCCGCATGGCTGCTTTCTCCGACTGCCAGCCGGCCCACAGGAACAGCAGGACGCTGACGACGAGGCCGACGTCTTTCATGGGTACACCTTGCCGGCGTGGCCGTCCTTGCAGGTCGCCATCGCCGGGGTCGCCCACCCGCCCGCGTCGAGGTAGCGGACGCCACCGTGGCCGGCGCAGAACTGGTCCGGGGTCGGGCGCGGCGCTGCGTGAGTCGCGGCGTAGGTGATGGCGCCAGCGACAAGCAGCAGCGCCAGGATGAAGCCGACCGTGAACTTCCAGCCCGCACCACCCTCGGTCGGCTTGCCGGGATCGGTCGGGGGCTCGGTCTCGTCGCCGGGGCGAGGGTCCGGGTACGGGAGGCCGTGCTGGCTAGGGGTCACCCGCCCCACCGCTCCTGCCGCCGCCGCCAGCCCTCCCACCAGCGCCGCAGGCGCAGCCTCAGCGG